CAAACCCCCTTACCCATTTCCCCATTTTGCACAAAAAATAGTGTACCTTGTAATGCAAAATTTGTGCATTATTTCATGGTACAAATTGTTGACAATTTGGGGTACAAATGTTATACTTATATCAGAAACAAGGAAAGAGAGGAAACAAAGAACAAAGAAAAAACTTAAAAAATATTTAAAGAAAACACTTGACAAGGTACAAAGAACATGATATAATAAGTGCATAGAAAAGAAAGAGAGGTTACAAAATGAAAATAGTAAAAGCAAGTACAGCATTAGGTAAAAGGTTAATTCAAATTGGGCAGCAATGGCAAGGAACTTTCTTAAATCAAGTTTATGACAAATGGAGTGCTGAAAAAGAGGAAGCATGGAATAAATGTTATGATGAATATTGTAATACAGAAGGCGCTGAACAGTTCAGCATTTGTTCACATAATAGTTTTAGCTTTACGGTTTCATGGTTTACACCTAAAGGAATGAGATTAGAAACATCAAAAAAATAGTTATCTTGTGGTTTTTGATGAATAATCAAATAGGTGTGGTAGTAGGTACTATACAAGGTTCAATTCCTTGCGCACCTTTCCACCCAAAATGGGTGAGATATAATCAAATAGAAAAGGAGAACAAAAATTATGGCAAGAAAGAGAATGGTAACAAGAACAGTAGAACAGACAACAGCACAGGTTATGACGCTTGACGTCACAACAGCAGAGGTGCAAGTACTCACTTATGACATTGGCGGAAAATACACTGATGAAGATTTACTTAAAAAACTTCAGAAACTTTTCCAGACTGACACGCTTAAACTTGTACACATTGAAGAACAGACCTGTAAAGAGGTATTACTTGGTATGGATGAGGAAGATTTTATCAGACTTGCAAAAGTATTACCGCCACGTACAACAAATAAAGATGAGGACTAGGGGCAACCCTAGTACCTCACTAAAGGAGTGATAATATGCTATCAATAAATGAGCAAGAAATTCTTGTTGATGATTTACAAGAAGTAGAGACAAAATTGTTTAACCTTAGTGAAAAAACTAGGTTCAGATGATGAACTAGGTAGAGCGTGGCACATTGTCTATAAACGCTTACAAAAGGAGAAACAGAAAGAAGCGAAAATGAAATCTGAAAATTAAATCATTGTTAAAAATTTCACGAAAGTACCAAAAACTAGGGTGCGTGATAGGGACGATTATAGTTTCGACACTATACACCCTTTAGTGTACAAATGTACACACGAACCTTGACAACAAAAATAAAGAGAACAGAAAAGGAGAATGTTATCACGGAAAGAATTTTCACAAATGCACTCAAAAAACAGTTAAAACGACGTATAAAAGGAGATTTATCTGTGCACGCTGTTGATGACACACTAATTGTCGATATTCAACCAGTAGGTTGTTGGACTTGGCGTTACACCATTAACAATTTAGCTGTACAAATGTCAACAGGTTTATCAAGTAGAATTGTAGCAGATGTTATTGTTAAACAGTACAAGAAATATATTCTATCTGAACATTTTTACTCAAAATAATTCAAAGAAAGTGTTGACTTTTCAAGTACAATGTGTTACAATAAAATAGTAACAAAGATAAATAACAGTTACGTTGCCAGAGTGGTGTACTCATTTAACAGTACACCCTCACCCCTCTGGACGGTGCAACACTTGGTAAGTTGCCTAGTGACAATGTGTTACAACATTTGTCTGGTCAGCACTAGATTATAGGTTCAAGTCCTATACCGTCCACTGGTACAATAATGTACATAAACTATAAACAAACCAAAGCCAGAAAGGAGAACAAAATTATGGCAAGAGTACCTATGATAACAAGAACAATTGTAGCAACAAAAGCAAATGTAATGTGTCTGGACGTACAGGCAGCCGAACTGTGTAACAAGGTTGTTACAGTACCACGCACCTACAAGGATGATGAAGCACTGATGAAGAAAGTTCGTCCCTTGCTTGAAACGGAGACACTCAAAGCGGTACACATTGTAGACAAGGAAGAAATTGAAACTCTCTATGGAATGACAGAGCAGGAATTTATCCAGTACGCAAAAGTGCTTCCGCCTAGAAACGGTGCAAACAGTGACAAAGAAGCAGACAATGAATAACACATAAGCAGGTAAAATCTAAAACAGCAAACACAACAAAACATTTAAATAAAAGGAGAATAATATCATGATTAACATTAAAGAAATGAGCAGAGAGTTCAATGAAGTAGAGCAGTACCTTATGACAATCGCACCGTCAATCGTTTCAATGAAAGATGTTGAGGACGGAGAACATATCACAGTTGACGGAGTTCTTATGTTTGAGGACGTCAAAGAGGACAGCGGTGATGTTGTTGAAGTAATGTCAATCATTACACCGGAAAAGAAGGTATACACTTGTCAGTCGGCTACGTTCAAGAGAAGTATCAATGATATTTCAAACATTATGAAAGGTAAGCCGTTTACTGTTATCAAGACTTCTGGTAAAACCAAAGCCAATCGTGATTACATTAACTGCGTACTGGACGTTGAAAGACTTGCATAAGTTCAGAGTGTAACAGTTAATAAATGGGGGGGCACTCTTAGTACTATACTAGAGTGCTTCCCTTGTTTCATTTATAGGGGTGAACGCTATGGCAAAAAGACGCAAACAAACACCTGCGGAACGTGCCTATTCTAAACAAGTTAAGCGTATCAAACAGTTTATAAGTAGAGCAGAAAAACGTGGGTATCAATTTAGTGAAGATGTGTTACCACAAAGACCTAAACGTGTAACACAAGCAAGTGTGCGAAAACTTGCAAAATTAACTCCTGAGAAGTTGTACCAGAAAGCAGTATACGGTGGTTTAGCAACAGGGGGAGAAATAGTACCTGCAACAGAGGGTGTAAAGTTGGAACGCTCTTTGAGAGCAAAGAAAGCGGCAGAAACTAGAAAATACAGACTAGCAGAGCCAGTACAAGAACCAACCAATACACCTGGTTTTGTTCCACCAGAAAACATATCAGAAGATGGAACATTTTTTGACGCTGTTGTTATCACTGGTTTTAAAGCTCATGTGAGACAATTTAATGAACACGCTAGTAACTTATTACTATCATGGTTAGACAGAATACTAGCAACAAATGACTCACATGATGTTGCAACAATGCTGAATGATGGTGCAGAAGCAGGTTTGATTGTAACATATCAGATAGTTTACTCACAAGATAAGCTAACACAGTATATGTCTGAAATGTTAGACTATTTACCAGAAGCAGGACCACTGTTTAAGGCTGAAATGATGGACGCAATGGAAGAGGAAGAGGACTTCAGTAGTCCACTATGAAAGTAAAAAAGTATCGTTACTTTATGTGCGACTTTGAAACAACTGTTTACAAAGGGCAGGAGAATACAGAAGTATGGGCTAGTGCGTCCGTTGAATTGTTCACAGAAGATGTAAATATTTTTCACAGCATTGGAGAACAATTCGATTATTTTCTAGCACAGAAATGTAACATAGTAGCGTACTATCATAACTTAAAATTTGACGGTGCATTTTGGTTATCTTATTTGTTGATAGATAAAGGTTATAAACAAGCATACAAAAAGGTAGGAGATAAAGAAAATGATGTTGAATGGTTGCCAGAGAAATTCATGGGAAATAAGTCATTCAAGTATAGCATATCTGATAAAGGTATGTGGTACAGCATTATTATCAAGGTTAATAATCATTTTATAGAGATTAGAGATTCGCTTAAATTACTGCCATTTAGTGTAAAACGTATCGGTGAAAGTTTTGGCACAAAACACAAGAAACTTGATATGGAGTACACTGGTTTTAGGTATGCAGGTTGTGCAATAACAGATGAAGAAAGAAAGTACATAGCTAATGACGTTCTTGTAGTAAAAGAAGCGTTAGAAATAATGTTTCAACAAGGTCACAATAAGTTGACAATAGGTTCATGTTGTTTGGAAGAATACAAGTCAATTTGTAAGTCATCAATAAAGAACACATTTGATTACAATGAAATGTTTCCAGATGTGTACGCTATGACGATAGACGATAAAGAACATAGATATCCAAATGCAGGTGAATATATTCGTAAATCGTATAGAGGTGGTTGGTGCTATCTTGTTAAGGGCAAAGAGAACAAGATTTTCACAAATGGAACGACAGCAGATGTAAATTCTTTGTACCCTAGTATGATGAGTAGTGAGAGCGGAAATCGTTATCCAATAGGTGTACCATATTTCTGGAGAGGAAATAGCATTCCAGATGTAGCACTTTCAGACGATAGGTATTACTTTGTTAGAGTTAAGACAAGGTTCTACATTAAACCGGACAAGTTACCATTTATACAAATAAAATCGTCATTACTGTACAAAGGCACAGAAGCACTTGAAACATCTGATGTGTACGATAAGCGAACTGGTGAGTATTACACGCATTATACCGATAAAGACGGTAACATTCACGACACCAGAGTTGAATTAGTTTTGACAATGACTGACTACGAGTTATTGAAAGAACACTACGAACTTGTAGACTTTGAGATTTTAGACGGTTGTTGGTTTTATAGTGAAATAGGCATCTTTGACGAGTACATTGAGAAGTACAAGAAAATCAAACTGGAAAGCAAAGGTGCATTGCGTGAGTTGGCAAAGTTGTTTCTAAACAATTTGTACGGTAAAATGGCAAGTAGTACGGACAGTAGTTTTAAGCTTGCTTACGTCAAAGAGGATAAAACCATAGGCTTTCTACCAGTTGCAGAAGCTAACAAGAAGCCTGGTTATATACCAGTTGGTTCAGCTATCACAAGTTACGCAAGAAACTTTACAATTAGAGCCGCACAGAAAAATTACCACGGTAAAGATAAGAGAGGTTTTATATATGCAGATACAGACAGCATACATTGTGACCTTGAACCAGAAGAGATAGTTGGAATTAAGGTACATGATAAAGACTTCTGTTGTTGGAAACTAGAGAGCTGTTGGGATATAGCAGTTTTCACCAGACAAAAGACTTACATTGAACACGTTGTTAAAGAAGATTTGAAACCTATTGATACACCGTATAACAGCATTAAGTGTGCAGGTATGCCGCAGAAATGTAAAGACTTATTTCAAACATCACTTGACGGGACGGCAGATATTGGTGGGTATACAGATAAATCAACAAATGTGTTTAAGGAATGGAGTGATGAAGAAAAAGAATTTCTGTTTAATAGTGAAACTAAATTACCAATTAAGAGAACAATGAGAGATTTTAGAGTAGGGTTAAAAATCCCCGGAAAATTACGCCCAAAAAGAATCCGTGGGGGTATACTACTGGTAGGCACAACATATGAAATGAGGTAGAATATGATTTGTAAAAATTTTGACGGTTTAAAATTGAAAGAGCCTTGTAACTATGATTGCGAAAAATGTAAGCATTATATTCCTTCTAATGTAGAAGATGAATATGATAAAGGAGAACAAATGGAACTGAAAATTATTAAAATTAAATACATCAAAGATGGAATGGAAAAAATCGAACAGATTGATAACGGAGATTGGGTTGACCTGCGGATTGCGGAAGATGTACACCTTGAACCTAATGAGTTCAAACTAATTCCACTTGGAGTTGCTATGGCTTTACCGTCAAACCATGAAGCGTTAGTCATTCCACGTAGTTCCACATTTAAAAAGTACGGTATCATACAGGCTAACTCAATCGGTCTTATTGATGAAACATACTGCGGTGACAACGATGAATGGCAATTTCCGGCATATGCAACAAGGGCGGTTGACATACCTAAGAACACCAGAATATGTCAATTCAGAATCTTCAAACATCAACCAACAGTTGAACTTATTGAAGCAGAACATTTATCCGGCACCGATAGAGGTGGTTTTGGCTCTACTGGTGAGAAATAAAACACTACAAATAAGAATAGCAGGGGCGAACTAAGTTCGTATCCCTGCTTTCTATTTATATCTTTAACCCATGTACCAAACAAAGCGTTCAGCGAAAACGACAAATGGTATAGGCACTATCATTTCAAGTGTGCTACCCTATCCACTCATTGATGGACACATGAGAAGATACCTAAAAGTTATCAACACTTTCCACATTATAATGTGGAAAAACCTAGTAACTCAACGCACTAAGTACCGCTTCTTTACACCTCATATCCTTAAATCTGAACGCACCACGTTCAAATAAATATCTAAGGTTTGACAAAAAGAAGTCATTTCTTTTTAACATAACATAGTTCACCTCGTGGTCTGCTGTTGTTACTGTTATTTTAGTCTTAAATGTAACATCTGGTTTATCATCACAATATATGAAACCGTCCTCTGTAAATTCTCTTAAACCAAAATCAGTACCTTTGTATTTTAGTGTACAAATATATCGGTTCTTACCAGTTGGCTTATCAACAAAACTTTTGTTATCATTAAGATAAACACATTCACTACTATAAGCAACATAAGCGTTCTTTGCAAAAGCTCTATTAAATCCACTACTTTTCTGTTCCTCACTTGCACTAGATATAAAACCTTGTTCAAGCACAAAACCGTCTCCACGTAGGAACTTGGTATCGTCTTTAAGCCTAGCACTTATTCCCATTTCAACGTAGTATGGATTTATAATACTTACTGGATTACTAAGCATATAAACTGGAACATATCTAACCTGTTCGCCTTGTCCTCTAGCAATAGAAGTATGAACACTAAGTAACTTCTTAACTTCATCATTACAATAGTGATTAGTTTCACTCTGAAATTCATCAAATATCATACGCATAATATCTGAAAATAAGTGACTATATTTTTTAATCTGGTCTGCACTATTAAGACTCAAAGCATATCCACAACTTTTTTCATCTAAGAACAATTCATGGAAGATACCACTTGCCCTACGTTTACTTGTCATTTCATGTTCTTTAAAGAACAAACTGCCTAAATCTTTATAGAACTTATCAACAACATCATCAAGTTCATAATTGTACCTATAAATAAGTCCAAACTTCTCACCTTTATCTAAAAATCTATTTATACATAATCTACCAAAATATGTTGTCTTACCACCAGTACGGTTAGTAGTACACATATAAATCTCTGGTTTGTTACCATTTATGTCCAACATAGACAAAAGTTTAGTACCGTCATAATACTTACCCACGTTATAATCACTTCCTTTCTTATTATATTATAACACGCCTATTGCAATTTGTCTAGTAATATGTTATAATGAATATAAATAAGCAAGGAAAGGAGTGAAAGAAATGGAAGAGTTTTACCCTATAATTATTGCTCTGGTTTTCAATGCTTTAGACCTTATCACTGGTATCATAACTGCGGTCAAGAACAAAGACATTCAATCGTCAAAATTGCGTGACGGTCTTTTCAAAAAGGTTGGCTTCATTTTATGTTACTTTGTGGCGTGGTTAATTGACACAGAGGGTTCACTGATAGGTTTTCAGCTTGGGACACCAATCTTACCTATCATTATCCTTTATGTATGCACAACAGAGTTAGTGTCAATTCTTGAAAACATATGCAAGATTAACCCCGACATTCTGCCGGAAAAACTGATGGAATTATTTCACATTTCCGATGTAAAAAAGGAGGACTAAATTATGCCAAATATTATGAAAGCGGTTCAGTTCATGATTGACACAGCAAATGATAACACTCATGGCTATGACCAGACGCGCAGAAATGGGCCAGATTATGACTGTTCTTCACTTGTTGGAACGGCACTTCATGAAGCTGGTTTTGATGTATCACCGTACTCATGGACTGGTAATCTGGAATCACAGCTTAGAGCCGCAGGTTTTGTAGACTGTAAAGCACCATGGTTGCCTGGTGATGTGCATCTAAAGACACACCACCATGTTGCAATGAGTATCTCAAACAGTCAGATTGCTCACGCTTCAATCAATGAAAAAGGAACGGTAACTGGTGGTAAAACTGGTGACCAGACCGGGAAGGAAATCTGTATAAGAAGTTACTATGAATACTCTGGTGGATGGGATGTACATCTTAGATATGCAGGACAGAACACAGATGTAACTTCCGACGATTCAGTTGACACCGTTGCAAGAGAAGTCATTGCAGGAAAATGGGGTAACGGAGATACACGCAAAAAACTTCTCACAGAAGCAGGTTATGATTACGACACAGTACAGGCAAAAGTAAACGCACTCTTGTCTGGAAAAGAGTTGAAATCTAACGGAGAAATTGCAAGAGAAGTAATTGCAGGCAAGTGGGGAAATGGTGATACAAGAAAGCAGAAACTTACCGCCGCAGGTTATGACTATTCTGCTGTTCAGAAACTTGTAAACCAGATGTTAGCATAAGTGTAGCCTATGCCAGACATAAATCGTGCATATTCATGGGCTATTCAGACTTGTAATGCCCCAAATGTAGGGTACAGCAATTCTTATCGTAACGCACAAACAGTAAATGGAATAACCTATTATGATTGTTCCTCATTTATAAACTATGCGTTACTTGCAGGTGGTTTTGAAACACCATCATATGCACCCAGCAATAATGCCTTTACCACTTATACAGAAGCGTCTGAACTTATACGTTTAGGGTTCACAGAAGTTGACTCAAGCGGTGAATACTTAGCAGGAGATATTGGACTTTCAAGCGGGCACACAGAAATGTGTTATCAAGGTGGAAATGGTAAAGGTATTTTCATGGGGGCACATACAGATAACGCTATACTTGCTAATCAAGTAAGTATTGGTTCAAGTAGCGGTGACGCAACATATCAGCGTTCATTCCCACGGTTATTCAGATATGGAGAGGGTGGAGCAAGTGGTTACGGTTCAAGTATCTATGTAGTTTCAGCTTTAGCAGGTAATGCTTGGAGAGAAAGTCATGTCAATCCTACACTCTCACAGCTTGGCGGTGGTGCATTTGGTTTATTTCAATGGGATGGTGATAGAAAGACAGCTCTATTGAACTGGTTAAGTGACAACGGTTACGACGATACAAGTCCAGAGGGGCAAATGCAATACCTCATAATAGAGGGAGATTGGATGGGTTCTTTTGGTGGAATATCTTCATTAGAAGAATTTCTTACATCAACTTCAACAGATGTTGCTATGTTGACAGAAGCCTTTTGTACTTGTTGGGAACGTCCTGGTGTTCCTGCCTTAGCAGAAAGAATTAACTTTGCTAATCAAGCACTAGAGTTCATTAGAATAAACGCTAATAACACTTCAATCGTTGCATGGGAAACCGAACCAATGTACTATCTTACAGAGGGGCAAGCGTTACAAAATGCTGTATTGATGTATCGTTACTATTCCGCAGGTGGTGGTGGCGGTGGTACACCTTCTGCTAGAAAAAAGAAAATGCCTATATGGATGTGGATAAAATACAATTACTAATAAGAAAGGAGAAAAAATATGCCGTTCAAAGAAGGTACTTACAAACATGAAGAAGGATTTACAATTATGGTGACAGAAGATGGCGTAATTATGCTTTCACCTAATCACCCTCTTTCAATGAGATTAAGCGTCTTATTTGATGTTACAAAATGGAGAAGAATTTCTTAGAAAGGAGAACATTATGGCAGTAAGAACTAGAGAAGAAATTCTCGAATCAATTAAATCCAGAGTTGGTGAACAGACTGACGATGAAACAATTGCATTTCTGGAAGATGTTACAGACACACTCAATGACTTAGAAAAAAAGGCAAAAGGTGACGGAACAGATTGGAAAGCTAGGTATGAAGAAAATGACGCTGAATGGCGTAAAAAATATACTGAACGCTTTTACAGTTCAGACCCCACCCCTGACCCCGAACAGCCTGAACCAGATGCCACACCAAAACCTAAGACGTTTGCAGAACTGTTTACAACAGTTTAGCAATAAATTCAATTAAGAAAGGAAGATTAAATCATGGCAAGAAGAATTGCAAACAGTACGCTTAATGCGTCAACCATTGACATTCTCAACGTAATCCGGCAGAACGCTTCTTATGATTATCAGCAGAACGTACCGGAAGTTGCAACTGTCAATGATATTCCCAAAGTGGGAGAAATTATCTATGGCACACCTGCGTTTACGAACCAGTTTATCAATGCTCTTGTAAACAGAATTGCAATCGTGCGTGTACAGAGTGCAACCTTTAACAATCCTTACTCTATCCTCAAGAAAGGTTATATTGAATACGGAGAAACAGTAGAAGATATTTTCGTATCTATTGCAAAAGCTGTTGACTTCAATGTTGAAAAAGCGGCTAAACGTGAGTTCCAGAGAACTATCCCCGATGTTCGTTCAGCTTTCCATGTTATGAACTGGAGAGTGACGTACCCTGTTACCATTCAAGATGAGGACTTGCGGCAGGCATTTCTTAGCATTGAAGGTGTTCAGAACCTTATCGCTAAGATTGTAGACGGTGTTTACACCGCCGCAGAGTACGACGAGTTCCTACTCTTTAAGTATCTCCTTATCAAAGCAATCAGTCACGGAAAAATGTACACTACTTCTATTGGAGCAGGTACTGACCTTAGTGAAGCGGCTGTGCAGTTTAGAGGAACTTCTAACCTGTTACCGTTTATGTCAAGTGAGTACAATGATGCTGCTGTTAAGACGAACACACCAAAAGATAGACAGGTTATCTTTATGGACGCTATGTTCAATGCACAGTTTGACGTAAATGTACTTGCAAGTGCGTTCAATATGGATAAGGCAGACTTCATGGGTAGACTGTTCCTCATTGACAACTGGACTGATTTTGACAATGAGCGTTTTGACGTTATCAGAGCAAACTCTGACGGAATCGAGGAAGTTACCGCAGAAGAGTTAGCACTGTTAGCAAACGTAAAGGGTGTTATTCTGGACGAAAATTGGTTCCAGATTTATGACAATAACAACAAATTCACTGAGAAATATGTTGCTTCTGGTTTATACTGGAACTACTTCTATCATACATGGAAAACGGTGTCAAATTCTCCGTTCGCAAATGCTGTTGTATTTGTTACCTCTGCCGCTGACGTTGCTTTGCCTGCAACTGTTACTGTTCATGTGGACGCTAAAGACGAAAGCGATGTTGCTACTGTATTTACTATCAGTGCTGACTTTGAAGAAGCAGGTCTTGAACCGCAGAATGTGAACTTTGTTCAGACAGAAGCACTTACATCTGATGGTATCGCTGTTCAGAAATACGGTGGACTTATTATTCCGGCTTCAAAGGTTGGAACAGATATAACACTTGTTGCAGAAATTAACGGAACTACTTACACAGCGGGTACTACTATCAATGGTTCTACAGCTGTTGACGAAACTGTTACTCTTAACAAGGGCTAATATTTTATCTGTAAGGGTGTATCATTTTATGGTATACCCTTACTAGAAAATTGTGTAAAGGAGTGTTTATATGTATATACAACCTACAACGAATATAAGGTTGCTTAAAGACGTACCTCTTGATACAACATATGACCACACAATATACTTTGCAAGTGCAAAAGCGCAGTATAATTACTTTATTGGTTTGCAGAAATATAATCTAACTAATTACACATACCAAAGAGTAAAACGTGGTGTAGCTAGAGTTGGAATTAAAGCCGACAATCTGTACGACTGTAATTACATGATGTTCCAGAACACAGCTTACGGAAATAAGTGGTTTTATGCGTTCATAACAGCGGTTGAATTTGTGAACAATGAGTGTGCAGAGATTTACTTTGAACTTGATGTTATGCAGACTTGGTTCTTTGATTGCAAACCAGACTACTGCTTTGTGGAACGAGAACACACTGTTACTGATACTATTGGTGGACACATTGAACCGGAAACTGTCGCAACTGGTGAGTACGTTTTTAATGACTACAAACCAGTAACTTATATGAATGATATGGTTGTTTGTGTTGCTATTGTTGATACAAATGACGCTACTGACGGTACGTTATATGACGGAATATACGGTTCAGCACAGTTGTGGGTTTACGATAGTACAGATGTGCAAAGTATCAATGATAAGGTTAATGAATATGTTCAGAAATCTGACGCTATTATTGGTATATATATGTTTCCTAAACTGTTTATTGGTGGTAGTATTCCAGATACACATAGGTTGAGTTACGGACAGGGTGCTACTAAGAATGTTGTTACACTATCTGCTGTCACTACTAATGATACACTTGACGGTTATAAACCTAAGAACAAAAAGTTGTATACTTATCCGTATAACTTTTATCATGTTGATAACGCAAGTGGTAGCGAATTAAGTTTACGCTATGAGTTCTTTGAAAATCTCACACCTGTTGTTGAAATCAGTGGAACAGTTACACAACCAGTAATTGCTATACTTAGACCTTGTAGTTATAAAGGCGTGCCAGGTTATAGTGAGTTAGGTGGTTACACTAGCTTGAATACAGAGAGTTTACAACTTAACAGCTATCCAATGTGTTCTTGGAATGTAGACGCTTATCAAGCATGGGTAGCACAAAATAGTGTACCTATTGCACTTAACACTATTGCTAGTGTGGGGCAGATGGGAATTGCAGGCGCTTATAGTACAAATCCTAATGCTGTTATTGGTTCAGGAATTATAGGACAAGTAAGTGGTCTAATGTCGCAGTTTTATCAAGCTTCTATCGCCGCTGATATTAGTAAGGGTAATCTTAATAATGGTGGTGGTAATGTTGCTAATGGTAAGCAACAGTTTTACGGTGGACGGTGTAGCGTATGTCAAGAATATGCAAGAATGATTGACGAGTATTTCACTATGTTTGGTTATGCTGTTCATAGAGTGAAGAAGCCTAACAGAAATAGTAGACCTCATTGGAACTATGTAAAGACAGTTGGTGCTACTGTTACTGGTAGTGTACCTGCTGACGATATGAAGAAAATTTGTAGTATCTATGATAATGGTATTACATTCTGGAAAAATGGTTCAGAGGTTGGACAGTATAATCTTGATAATACAGTGTAAAGGCGGTGAGAATTAGTTATGGGTAGAAAGCGTGGTATTACAGATATGTTTGGTTATAGTGCTACACTAAACAATCTGACATATATGCAGTACCTTAATAGATTAACAGAGTTGGCTATTTCCATGTTTGAGTGGAAGAATTTACCTGCTAGTGTTGACGCTAGGTATCTTGAATTACACCTCTTTGAAACTGGTTGTGTGGTGTACTTTAATGATGATGTACTTGGTGACTTATGTTTGGACTGTATAACAAATGGTAGACTTGATGTGTATGGCAATCCTATTTTGCGCAGAGCATACTCTGGATATAATAACTATCAGAAGTTATTGAAAGAAAGTAACAGCGTGATTATATGGAACAATTACCTGCATACAAATAGTATTCTTGATGTTAAAATGTTTGCTAGAAGATTGTATAATCTTGACAGGATAATTGATGTTAATGCCAATGCACAGAAAACACCAGTGTTGGTGCAAGGAACAGAGAAACAAAGGTTGACACTTTTGAACCTTTATAAAGAGTTTGAGGGTAATGCACCGTTTATTTTTGGTGATAAGAACTTAGACTTAAATGCGTTAAAAGTTTTGAATACTGGCGCACCTTATGTCTGTGATAGGTTATACCAGTTAAAGACGCAGATATGGAATGAAGCTTTGACATATCTTGGTATCAGTAATATAAATATTCAGAAAAAGGAAAGGTTGATTACTGATGAAGTAACAAGAAATCAAGGTGGTACTATTGCTAGTAGGTACAGTAGATTGGAAAGTAGGAGACAGGCTGTTGATAAGATTAACGCTATGTTTGGAACAAATATTGAAGTTAATTATCGTGAAGATTTTCAGCAGGTTGGAGAAGATAACGAACCTCAAAATCCGGGTACTGATACAATAGGGGGTGCTGGTAATGAGTAAATACACAACAGAAGTTAGGTTCATTTGTGAAAGCAAAAGTGGACTTGAAGTGTCTGGCGGTAGTAGTGATGTTGATAACATTATTGCTAATTCGTGGAATAAGATTTTTACCAGTAAAGCACCGTTCTTTGATGAAGAATACAGAAGTGTACTTTGTCAGAAGATTTTAAAGCACTATTATTTGCGTGAGATTTGTTGTGAAACGGTGGGTATCTGGACACTTTGGATGAATACAAAACTTGAAGAGATTATGCCGTATTACAATCAGCTTTATGAGAGTGCAAAGATTGAGTTTAATCCTATGCACGATGTGGACTTAACAAGAAATCATGAGAGGAATATTGAGGGTACAAGTAAAGAAGATGGAACAAGAACAGATAATACTACTGGTAAGAGAACATTGACAGGTAACAGGGATACAGATAGTACAAGTAACGGTACAAAAAATACAACAAGCGATAGTGATGCGACAAAAAGAGATTTATATTCTGATACACCACAAGGTGCTATTACTGGTTTGGAGAATGAGAACTATCTGACAAATGCAAGAAAGATTACAGATAATGTGAACGTAACTGGAAACGAAAAAACTAACACAACTGAAAATACTGGTACTGATTATAATGAAACAGAGGATACAACTAGTGATGTTAAAGGAGTTACAAGTAATACTGGAAGTAGTAGCACTACTGAGGATTATCTGGAAACTATTGTTGGTAAACAAGGTACAGAAAGTTTTAGCACCCTGTTGAATAAGTTTAGGGAAACTTTTCTTAACATTGATATGCAAGTTATTGAAGAGTTTAGTGATTTATTCTTTGGACTTTGGTAATGAAAGGAGATTATTATGTCAAACATTAGAAGTATTACACAAAATCCCCCAGCTGATTTTACACCACAGTTAGGCAACTATAAAACATTACAACCGTTTCGATACTGGTGTCAGAAAGTGCTTCCGTTGGTGTATGATGATAGTTTAAGTTATTATGAATTACTTTGTAAAGTAATAGACTATCTGAATAAGACTATGGAAGACGTTGAAACATTACATGGTGATGTTACTAACCTACATAGTGCTTATGAAGAATTACAGAACTATGTTAATGTGTATTTCAACGGACTTGATGTACAAGAAGAAATTAATAATAAACTTGATATTATGGCTACTGATGGTACATTACTAAGAATTATAGCTCCTGCTATTAGTGAATCCACATCGAATTGGTTAAATGAACACATCACTAATCCTACGAACCCGCCTATTGACAGTAGTTTAACTATAAGGGGGGCTGCGGCTGACGCTAAATCAACAGGTGATAGGATATTGCTAAACTTTGACAATATCGAAACTTTAACAGATTTATTCGATAAAGTTAATGTTATAAATCCTTTAAACATGGAAAAAATAACAAGAAATAGTATTTTAGACACATCCGACGGCAAAACTATACAGCCAAACGACAATTATGGTACAACGGACTATATTAGAGTTACGCCAAACTCTGTACTAAGAGGTGTACAAAATCCGATTGGCTCTAGTAATGCCGCAGAAAGTTATGTTAGGTTTTGGTTTTGCTATGACCAATATAAAAATTTTGTGTCTTATAGTGACGGAAGTTTTGATTATACCGTTCCTGCTAATTGCTATTGGGTTAGATGTAGCATGGTTATTTTAAAAACAATATATACTGACACATACTACGGTGGTATTTACGTTAATCACGAAATTGACAAATGGTATCCATACACTGAAATTAATTACAAACTAAAATTAGATGCTAATACGGATTTATTACTTAACAGTTCACTACTGTCATACGGTGCAACAATAAACACTCCAGGTGTTTTAGCAACTACCAATATTAACAAAAATAAAACATTAACATGTTTTTGTAGCTTTAACACTTTTTCATCTATTACTATAGGGCATGGTAATGATGTAAACACGCCGTCGTCAAAAATTATAATTGATAATGAAAATATTACAGTGTATTCAGACTTAACCCATTCAATTAAAGAGAAGCATAATTTAAGTATAAATAAATATTTACTAATAACCATAACTGTAGACGATAAATATAAAGCTAAAATAACTATAATTTCAAACGGATATTACGAATTAGTGTCAGACTGGGACGGAAGTATATCAAACGTATATGTAAATATCGGTAATTCAACTGACAGTTTTATTTGTAATTGGTTTTGTAATGACTTTTCATCTAAAATATGGGTGTACGGTGACAGTTATCTTGGACTAACTAACCCGGCTCGTTGGACATCTTACCTAATCAATGAAGGGTTCGGTGATAATGCACTGACTAGCGCATACCCAGGGTGTAATTCAAAATCAGCATTAAATTCCTTAAAAAATGACTTAAAATATGGTACACCTAAATACTTGTTTTGGTGTCTTGGGATGAACGATGGTGACACCCAAACAAGCGTAAATAAAAATTGGTATGATTCTATAAATGAAGTTATAGAAATATGCAAGACTAAAAATATAGTTTTAATTCTATCAACTATACCGTGTACTCCTACTATTAACAACACATTTAAAAATGGAATAGTTAAAACGTTAAAGTATAGATATGTAGATTTTGCTAAATTTGTTGGCGGAGAAAATGTTAATTCAAACTGGTTTACAGGTATGCTTAGTACTGATAATGTACACCCAACAGAACTAGGTGCAAAAGCTTTATACGCCGCAGTAAAAACATATTTTAATGAACTTTTTTTATAATTAAATTAAGTGTGGTAGGATGTTATACTTATTTAGCATTCTACCACACTTAATTGCAATAGTACACAAATAGAACAAAAATCAGTATGCATAATTTTATACTTGACAGGTACATCAGTTTTGTGATATAATGCGTACATGGAGTACC